GTTTGATTATCGGCATGGCGATACGATGCCATACCATATTCATTACGTTTATCCAAAAACTCTTTAATGGTTATCAGGCGTTGTTCACCAATTTCCCAAGTGTGAATAGGATCATCAAACATCTCATCACAAAAAGCAGTCGGTTTGAAAAGTTTATTTTTTTTAACCATTAGTCTCTCTCCAATCTAACTGACTTGGTGCCTTTCCAAAGTAGGCGTGTAACTTCAGCATCAGCAAACCATTTATCTCTACGGCGGTTCATGTCATCATCAATAAACTGTCGGAGCTTATTATGAACGTCTAGATCAGTTGGCACATACTCTGCCATAGCTTGTGAAAGAAGATGCTCTAAAACAATATATCTGGGTATGTTAAATGTCTCACAGAAAAATTGAACCTGTTCTAATAAATTTTGTCCAAAAATTTCTGATGGCACTGTCACAGGACTATTAACTTTAGGTTGCTTGCTCATTGTGTAACTCCAAATCCGATTGCATAAAAATAAATTAAAACAGGGATGCCTACCAAACAGCAAACACCCCCAACAAATTCCATTAGATCTTTCATACGAAAGCCTCCCATTTATAGTCACCTTCCCACTCATTCATAAAGTCTCTGAAAATAGGAGAAGTCACATTGATCGAGTGAAGGTATGGGTAGCGCATTTTTCTCAACAGCCACAGTTCGCCACGGGCTGAAACAGGTTTGACGCAAACCACGTTTTTCTCATTGGTATCAAAATTAACTGCAAAATCATTCATATCGTTATCTCCGTTATAAGTTATAGGAAGGGGCCGTAGCCCCTGTTGGTTAAATACAAAAAAATCCACGCCGTGCAAAGTGAGTAATGTCTGTGCCGTTGTCTAAGCGTCTACAGTAATCACTCAACATAAACACAATTGCCCATCGTCCTGTGGACACTTGAGTAACCATAAAAATTGGATCAAAATCTGTTTGATTGTAAGCACTAAAATCTTGAGCTTCTTTTTCAGCAATATCAAATGCTCTTTCATGGGAAGCATAGGTTTTAATGCTTGATTTGTTTTCTTTAAGTCGTTTTTCAATGCGATCAACGGCACTAGAAATAAAGTTGCCACTAACTTTGTGAATTCCAATTGGTGGTAAGTAAGTCATATCAATTTCTCCGTTATCAAGTTATACAAAGAATATAACCCTACTATGTAGTAGGGTCAAGTCTTTTATGCTATTTCTTTTAAACTTTTTACAAATGGGTGAACTTTAAGTTTGGCAACTTGTTTGTCACTTCCCAAACTACGGATTACCCTTAACCTTCCAGAAATATGTCTTTCATGGTTCAAAAGATTTTTTATGGTTGTTAACATAGCATCGTGGCCTAGAATAGTAGCCTCAATGACTTTGGAGGTAATACAGTAATCAAGCTCAAAAGCATTTTTACGAGCTTCAGCTACAGTGCAAAACCAGTCGGTGCTGTTCGAGCCTGTTGGGTCTTCTACTTGAAATAATTTCATTTTACCACTCCTTCTTAAAATCGTCTTTTTCGTTTTCTTCATAGCCCTCGTAATATTCACGAATGCTTTCCTCAGTCATATCGCACTCTTCAACCTTGCGAGAGCGATAAGTGCCTTCCTCGTAGAAATGAGGCTTACGAGGTCTGCCGTAGTAACTGTCAGCCATGCCTCTGTCATAAGGTGACCCGTGACGATGGGTGACAGGTGAAACTGAAATCCAATGTAGTAATTTAGCCATTTGTTATCTCCGTTATTAGTTATAATTTTAAAGTGGACTTAATTGAAATAAAATTCTTTCATAAAAAATTGCAACGGGTTCTGAATTATCTGTTTCTTGCATATAATGATATTGTTTATCAGTATCGATACTATCATTAGCAGAAACCAATAATGCTGTAGCTTGCTTGAGTGAAAGATCAGCTTTTGACGTTGCTAATGTAATTTCATCAGTGACCTTATCGTCAAGATCGTACCAAATGTGTTTTTTAATTACTTTGTATTTATTAGCCATTTGTTATCTCCGTTGTTAGTTATTACTCTTTATACACCCTAACCGTATTAGGGTCAACCCCTAAAATAAAAAAAAGGGAGAGCCGTAGCCCTCCCCTTATTATTAGAAGTTATAGTCATAATGTTTATGTGGAGCTTCCGCTAAATTAAAACGGCTACCACCACTGTTTTTCCATTGCCCTGATTTATGTTTACGAATACGAATAACAGGATTGTTCAAATTAGATTTAATGTCCCACTTTTGACCTTCGACATTTCTGGTAGCGTGACCAAAAAATCCACCGTAAACAAAACCAAGATCTTTAGTAGTGTGGAGTTGTTCTGCATCCATCTCTCTGATCTCTAAAGTCTTATCTGAAATCACTTTAACAATTTCGTAAGGACTAACATCGGACCACCCGTGAAAGTTTGCGTATCCGAAAGAACCATCTTTGTTTGTGAATTTAACCATCTTTATTTCTCCGTTATCAAGTTATAAAAAGAACCTAACCCTACTGTAAGGTAGGGTCAAGTCCTAATTTCATTCAGGCTACTTTTTTTTCAGGGTCAACATCCCTCATTATATTTTTGTTGACTATCTCTCTACGGAGAATGCGATAGATCTTCTGCCAGTTCTTCCCGTGAGGTGTGTTGTCACCGTCACGCAACCACCGTGTGTAGATGAAGTAATTGAAGTGTATGAGATGTGCTACCTCATGGGCAACGATAAGCATCAGAGCGTCCTCTGGGGTTGCAAACGTACCTTCCCCAATAATCGGATCGTTTTTAATTCGGGCGTACTCATGTTGAAAAGTTCTACCCTTGCGATATTGACTTACATCAATACACATATAATTTTTACCGCCAGATGAACTTTGGCCTCGACACTTAACTTTAAGATATAGTTTATCCCAGACTTTAGCGACAGTCAGTTTCTCAGATCTTGGCCCCATGATTTCCCATTTGGATTTCACGATCTCTTTCAGGCATTGTTTGGTAAGACGCTTCACCAAGTCGCGCTCTGCGATAGTGACGTTTTTAGATTTATAAATTAATCCCATAGTTAAATCTCCGTTATTGAGTTATTTAAGAAGTATACGCCTAATCGTATTAGTTGTCAATACACCTGGTAAGTCATTGTTTTTATTGACTTTTTTTGGGCCCTAAACCGAAATCGGTTAGCAGTTTACCGAATACGGTTAAATAGGGTTGTCATTTCTGAGGCGATTCGTTATGGTTGCAGAGTCATAACTTATAACGAAATAGCGACTAATGATGCTTTCAAAATTTGTACTCATATTATTTTGTCTAGGCACCCTTGCACTTTATGCCTATGTATCCTCTGCCGATTGGGACATGGAAGATCGGGAGTTTAAGGAATATTGTCAGATGGTAAAGTGGGGAGCTTGGCCCGACTATAAAAATCTGGAGCAACACTGTGACTGAAAAGCATTGGGTGTTTGACACAGAGGTCTATAGCAATTGCACATTATTTTTAGCTCAGTGTGTTGAGACAGAGGAATGGTTTGAACTGTTTAAATCTGACGATGGGTCTGACAGTCGTTTAGAAGCGTTTCTGAGGGAGCCTAATACATTTGTTGGGTTCAACTCCCAAAATTATGACACCCTCATTGTATCGGCTTGGTGTCAGGGTATGAGTAGCGAACAGATTAAGGCTATGAGTGATGACATCATTCAAAACGAAATCAGCCCGTTTGCAATCAAGAAAAAATATAAGTTAAAAGACAAAATTAAAAATCATATAGATTTGATTGAGGTTGCCCCGTCATTTGTGGGTCTTAAAGCATACGGTGCGAGAATGTTTATGGATCTCCTTCAGGACTTGCCATTTGAACCTGATAGCGTACTCACAGAGCACGATGAACATGAGTTGGCGTTGTACTGTCAAAATGATGTTAAGACCACTGTAGAGCTATTTAAAAGGCTTCAGAAAGAGATTGAACTGCGAATAGAGTTGTCGGTGCAATATTGGTTAGATCTCCGTAGCAAATCTGATAGTCAAATTGCAGAACAGGTATTTATAAAAAATTTGAAGTTAAAGGCACAGGAAATACCAATTCCAAAAACGGTACGGTATCAACCGCCTCATTATTTACAAATGTATTTCAGTGGAACTCAGGAGGTTTTAGACAGAGCCTCAAATTTAGAATTTCAGGTAGACCAACAGTCAGGTCACATTAAGATGCCGTCTGAGTTGGATATTGAAGTCTACAGTCGCACTGGGTCATATAAGATTGGTATCGGTGGTCTACATAGTACCCACGATAAAAAGGTTACTCACGTTGCAGGTAAAGACCACCAGATCATGGAAATAGATGCAGCGAGCTTTTACCCCACGATAATGTTAAATGGCGGTCTGTGTCCTTCTCATATCGGTCAAAAGTTTATTGACGAATATCAACGGATTTATGATCAACGCATTAAGGCTAAAATGTCAGGGGATAAGACTGTAGCTGACACGCTCAAAATTAGTTTGAACGGTACGTTTGGAAAACTGGCAAGCAAACATTCAACACTCTATGCCCCAGACCTTATGTTAGCCACAACTCTGACGGGTCAGTTTACATTACTGATGTTGATTGAATGGCTTGAGAACGAGGGATCAGAAATTGAAATCCTGTCAGCTAATACAGACGGCATTGTCGTAAAGTTTCCAAATTTTAGAGAACAAAATGTTAGAGATTGTGTGGCTGAATTTGAGGAACTGTCTTGTTTCAGTTTTGAATACACGCCATACAAGTGTCTCGCCATAAAAGACGTTAACAATTATATTGCCGTGAAACCTGATCAGACGATCAAAGCTAAGGGGATATATGCTCCAATCAGTTTACGCAAAAATCCCACGGCTCCAATCTGCTCAGAGGCTGTAGGCAAGTGGTTAGCAACAGGCGTGGACTTTGAGACAACGATTGATCAAGCACCCTTCCACGGCTTTATAACAGCCCGTAGCGTGACAGGTGGAGCACAACAAGGTGGATTGTATCTAGGAAAAGTTGTGAGGTGGTATCAATCAACTGAGAGCGCAACACTTGCACCAATCCTTTATGAAAAGAACGGCAACAAGGTAGCTAAATCTGAAGGAGCGCGACAGTGCATGAATATACAGAAGTGGGATGAACAACCAAAAGATTTAGACAAGGCTTGGTATGTTCGGGAATGTATTGAGATTGCCCATCAATTAGGTGCCGAAACTTTTCTTGATCTTAATCAAATATTTGTCAGTAATTTTGGAGTGAAATAATGCCAACAGTTTACGTTATACAAAACGACAATAAAGATTTATCAGATGCTAAACAGTATGGAGAGCTTGAGGCAGTTTTCTTTAATCCTAGAAAGCCATACGATACTAATTTTTTATTAGACATGGCTCACAAGGTTTTAAGCAAAATAACCAAATATGATTACATTCTTATGGTAGGTGACCCCGCTTTGTGTAGCGTGGCAACGGCTGTTGCACGCGAATACTGTGATGAAATAAATATACTCAGTTGGGATAGACGGAGCTTCAGCTACGCCCCTCTGACGTTCGATTTTGCAGATGCGGAATGACAACCGCTAATTTCATAAAGGAGAAAAAAATGTCAAAACAAAAAGAACCTGAATGGCAAAGGAGTTTGCGTGTTGGTAAACAGAAAGTGCCACCCCGTATTTGTTTGTACGGAGGTCATGGGATCGGCAAGTCAACATTGGCTAGTCAGTTCCCAGAACCAATCTTTATAAGTACAGAGGACGGTCTAGATAGTTTGGACGTTACGAGCTTTCCAAAGGCTACCGAAAATAGTCAGATTATCGATGCGATAGGCACGTTAATTAAAGAAGATCACAAATTTAAAACGTGTGTTATTGACTCAGTGGATTGGCTAATAGAGCCTTTAATTTCCACCCTCGTAGAAAATAGTCACGAGGCTAAAGATTTAGCTTACGGTAAATTTGCCGTGTTATGTGCTGAAGAATTTCGTGAGATATTACAAGGTTTGGATGTGCTCCGTCAAAAACGTGGCATGAACATTGTGTTGGTTGCTCACTCTCAGGTATCTAAATTTGAAGATCCAAGAACTGAGCCTTACGATAGGTATAGTCCAAAGCTACCAAACAGATGTAATGCTCTACTAATGGAGTGGGTAGATGTTTTAGCATTTTGTGCAATGGATGTGATGATACGAAAATCAGACACTGGCTTTAACACTTCAAAGACACGAGGTGTATCGTCAGGTGAACGTCTGTTGCACTATGTTGAAACGCCAGCTTTCGCATCTAAAAATCGTTACGGTTGCCCAGAGCAATCACCAATGACCTATGAAGAATTATCTTCTGTAATCCCTGTTGTATAAAGAAAGGAAACAACAATGCCTAAATTTGGATTTGATATAACTGAAGTTGAAGCTAACGAGCCAATCAATTATGACCCATTACCAAAAGGTGAATACACCTTGCGTGGCATAGAGGCTGAGTTAAAAGACACCAAAAATAACGCTGGCAGTTACATTGCTGTTAAGTACGAGGTATCTAAAGGTGAATATGAAGGACGTTTTATCTGGTTTAATTTTAACGTCACGAATGCATCTCAACAGGCTGAGACTATCGGTAGACAACAATTAGTTGCATGGGCAACAGCTTGTGGAAAGCCTGACTGTGATGACACCGATATGTTAATGGAAAAACCATTTCAGGCAAATGTTGGGATACGGACAGGAACAAATGGTTATGCTGATAAAAACGAGATAACAGGTTTTCTTTTTAAACCTTCAGCAAAACCACGGCCTGCTCCTAAATCAGCACCTGTGGAAACCCCGTCAAGTTCAGGTAAGCCTTGGGATTAATAATAACAGGGGAGGGTTATCCCTCCCCATAAGGATTACTTATGGTTGCGTTTCCTAAAAGCCCAGAACAAAAACTTATAGATGCTGTATATAAATCTTATGAAAAAACAGAAAACCTGTCGTTTAGTCGATTAGGTGCGTCTGGTATCGGTGAAGAATGTATTCGTAAAATCTGGTTTAACTGGCGTGGATTTTCAAAAAAACAATTTGAAGGACGGATGTTAAGACTGTTTGAAACAGGCCATTTACAAGAAGACCGTGTAATTCAGGATTTAATTCGATCTGGTAAAGAAGTTTATTTTGTTAATGAGTATGGCAGTCAATACGAATTTGAACATGACAGTGGTCATTTTATTTGTAAGGTTGATGGTGTTATAAAACACCAAGATAAAAATCATTTATTAGAAATAAAAACGCATAATAAAAAATCATTCAGTGCATTACAGAGACACGGTGTAGAAAAGTCTAAACCCGTTCACTATAGCCAAATGCAAATCTCTATGTATTTAGGACACTTTACACGAGGCTTATATGTGTCGTTATGTAAAGACGATGAACATTATTACATTGAAAAAATAAAAGAAGACAAAGCTCATCAAAAATCATTGATTAAAAAAATAGAAAGTCTGATTAATGCACGCATGAGGCCAACAGGCATTAGTGAGGATGCGAGTATTTTTGCTTGTAAATTTTGTGATCATAAAGATGTGTGCGTTAAAGAAACAAAACCTCTGTTTCATTGTCGATCTTGTGTGAATGCTATTCCTATAAATAATGGTGGATGGAATTGTGACTTGCATGGTACGCTTTTAAACAAGCAACAACAACTCATAGGATGTGAGGACTATCAGGCATTATGATTACCATTGGAATAGATCCTGGCCTTACTGGAGCCATTGGTGTTTTAAATGATGGTCAATTTGTTGCTGTAGAGGATATGCCAGTTATCGTGAAGGGAAACGGTAAAGTAAAAAATGAAGTAGATGTTTCTGGCACTATCCGACTGTTGAGGCAATACGGAGAACCTTCTGAATATATTTCGTGTGTTATTGAGCGTGTTAATGCAAGACCGCATCAGAATGTATCAACCATATTTTCGTTGGGTGACTCTTTTGGGTGTGCTCGTTCTGCTGTATCGGCTTGCCGTTTTGAACTACGGTATGTAACGCCACAGGTATGGAAAAAACATTTTAAATTAAGTTCTGACAAAGAACAGTGTCGGGCATATGCTGTTAAACTATGGCCTGACGCACCATTGCATTTAAAGAAACACCAAGACAGGGCCGAAGCCCTGTTGATGTCTAAATGGCTGTACGATACTTTCTACGACTGACCTATTACCTCCTATCTTCCATTGGGTCCCAACCGTTCCAACCATCATTCTCCTGATATGGAGCTACATACTCTTCTGGTTCTGGATCTGGGTCTAAAATTCCAATTCTATTTTCTCTAGTGCTTTCTGTTAACACTGCTTTGGTAGGTCTTTTGAAAAACCCAAATTTCGGGTCTTTGTCAGATGGTGTAACTGTGGCAGAAAAAGTAATGGTATCGCCCTTGGCACAGTTAGCTACTCTACCATCAATGCTTGGGATAGATCCCCACACTACAAAACCATTATTATCTTTAACTGTCATTTTCCAAACTGAACCAAAAGGAGTGTTTTTTAGATCAACTTTAAGAATTGTACCAGAAACAGTGATTTTACCTGTTGGTACATCTTCCGCTTTAGCTTTCTCTTCTGCCCACTGTGCCTCACGCTCTACTTGTTTTTCTGCGAAAGTAAGACCACCTGTGATCTCACGCTGTTTAGCTAATCGCTTCTCTTGACGAGCAAGTAAAGCCTCATCTCTTTTTTTCTGAGCACGAGCACGAGCTAATGCGCGATCTTCAGGAGAAGTTTTGAAGGTTTTGTGACCTACGCCTTCACAATCCCAACAAGATTTTTTATGATCAGGACGGTCAATTACACCCCATCTAAGAAGTCCTGTGCCGTCACATTTTGTGCAAGTTTCTGTAAAAGCCATTTGTCATCTCCGTTATAAGTTATTCTTTATTTATATACCCTACTTTACTTAGGGTCAACCCTTAAAAACAAATTTTTTTCATCTTTTCTTCTACGATTTAAACCCCTGATGTACTTGCCTGATGCGTAGCTCCACTTTGGGAACTCTTTGCTTGCACCTTCCATATCGCCTTTCAAGAGTTTTTTTCTAAGTGTGGATGAACCTAGACTTCCACTACCTAGATTATAAGTAAAGCTAACTAGGGCATCGAATTGTGACTGTGTTAGTGACACTGGCACCAATCGCAACACTGCTCTTTCGTATTGCACCAATTGGTGTTGAAGTAAGGCCATCGCCTCATCTTTTGTAACAGGTGGCGTATTCTGAGTAACACGGCTGTTGTCAGCCAATCTGGTTGACCCATATCCGATTGTCCATACATTTCCAGAACAGCGATATGGATCACTTCTAAAACCTTCCCAATGGCAGATTAAATCAATACCTGCCTGTGATGTTTTCACTTTCTAGACATCCACGCTTGCATACCGTAGTAAGCACCAATAATACCAGCCAGCGCAACAAACAGGGTTGATATGAGGCCCGACAAGGCTTGGATTCTAGAGTCAGGAATTAATCCTGATAGCAGCACACAAGCCAATAAAACCATGACTACAAAACTAGCAACGGTAATCCGGCTTTGGATGGTAGCCTTTTGATGTTGATCGGCAACCTGCACTTCTTCGGCACTAATGATCCCGTCACCATCACGGTCCATTTCTTTTTCAAATTTTATGGCATTCATGCTCTACTCTTTTTTATAGGTTTTTTAGCGGTTTTTGCCGATTGTATAAAAGCCTTTTTTGTAGGAGCACCTGGACTTCCTACTTTACGAGTTGGCTCTACTTTTCTTCCAGCAGCTTTTTGAGCAGCCTGTCTTTTTTGTTTTGCATTAATATTAGCATATAATCCTCTTTTAACTGGTGCCATTTTACTTATCCTTTCCATTGTTAATACGATCTCTAAGTGAATTTACCAGCGTAAATAAAACCTCTATTTTCTTCTGAGCTTCCGCTAATAAAACGTGGTTCCTGACTAGGGCAAAAACGATTGATCCTAACACGGCGAAAACTCCAAGGAAAACATTGATCCATTCAGTGATGCTTACCTCGTCCATTTCATTTCCTGAACATCCTACTCCCAAAATAAAATGAAATAATGCTGGCTAGAATAGGACTATCCACTTCATCATTCCAAATGAGAGGCAAAGCATCTGCCACGACAAGACCTTGAGACAGAGCATTCCACAAACAAACACCTTTAATCCCTAAATAAGTAAGTAAAAACAAGTAACTTATTGTGGGCCTTACTGATGCTCTGTACGCACCAATCCACCCATCGTTTTTCTCAGTGCTTGCCTGTTGATAAAGGGCAACTGTCTCAGCCGATAGAGCTTGCACCTCTGCCTTGTCACGTTCAAACTCAGCCGTAATTCTGGTCAATTCGGCTTGCTTGTCCATCAACGCCAACTCGTGCCTATTACTTTCTTTCTCTTTAAAAAAGTCCAAAATAGACGGCAGGAAACTGGTTCCGAACCCAATTAGGCTTCCGATAATAGTTAACACCGTTAAGCTCCGTTAAAAGCAGAAATTAGTAAAGCAATTACAATAAACGTACTAACAAAAAGTATACCTAGTTGAACGATAATAGGTTGTTTTCCTACCCACGTTTGAATTTTATCTAATAATTTAGGCATAATTAGTCCTCTGTATTAAACATTTTTTTGTTAAGTTCATTTAATGATAATGAAGCATCATTGTCATTTTCCTGATTATTAGAAGAAGGTGTTTGTATTGTTTCTTCTTGTATTCTTTCAAAATCTTCATTAACTGGATTTGACTTAGACGGTTCAATTACTTTTTGAGTAGTGCCATAAGCAGTAACTGCACCTGTTGAAATACCGCCTCCTAAATCTTCAAAACCTTTGCCTACTACTTTTTTGAGAGCTTTATTAACGAGCGTTGTTAACGTAGCTAAACTTTCAGGACTACCGTCTGATAACAATTCAGAAATTCGTAATGCAACTTGATCTTGAAAAGCATCAGTTTCTGAATCACTCGTAAAAAGTTTTGATACTTTTGATAATAAACTATCTGGGCCAGTAATAATTTTTTTTAATTGTTTAGATTCTGTGGTTTTATCAAAATCTTTTATTTTTTGTTGTCGTGGTGCTGTAGGTGATCCCCCCATAGCTCTCATGCCTCTTTGATAAAGTTCTGATTCCAACATCATTACTTTTTCAAAAATATCTGCCTTTATCACATCGTCACCAAATAAAAGTCTTATTTTTTCTCTAGTTAAAACACCACCTTTACCACCTGTTCCACCGCCTAGCATTTTAGCAATGTTTGTAGCTCCATCTGGTTTTAAAATTTTTTCTTGAAGTAAATCTACTACACCAAGAACTGCCATTTGTCTTTCAGCGTTGGAATTAAATCTATTTAATTGTTTTTCTAATTGTTTTGTTGATGATTTATTCCACATTCGTCTTAACGTATTTCCTGCATCAATTAAACTTATTCTATCACTATATACGGCACGAGCCTCTGCATATTCTGGAACAATTTTATCTATTTCATCTAAAAATTCATTTTTAGCATTGTTAATTACTCTACCTTTGTTACTCATTTTTCCATCTTTAATTTGAGCACTAACAACATCATCAATACCTCTTTTTACATTATTTGCAACTTCTACTGATATTGCAGTAATATCTCCAGAGTTAGATTTTATAATTTTATCTTGCAAAGATATAAGTTCTGTTACATCTCCACCTTCATCTTCTACAAGTTGAATAGCATTTTTTAATGCTTTTTTAAAAGCAGGTCTTTTAAAAAAATCTAATACTTTTTTATCAGTAATTCTTCTTGGAGTTTTAGGATCTCCCTTTACATAAAAAGACCTTCTGTACAATGGTTTTGATTGTTCAATCATTTCTTTATTAAGTTTTTCGGTAATTTCAAAAAAACCTTCACTTAACATTTCTGGATTAATATCTGTTAATCTTTGAGTAATTCTTGTTTGACTGTCTAGTGTATCATCTATTGCATCTTTAAGCATAGGACTAGCATCATCAAAACCTTTAGTTATAATAGTATCGGATTGCTCTGTTAATGGATTAGTAGCAAGTCCAGGAATAACAGGAACACCCATTGCTTGTTTTTGTTTAATATCTGTTACAACTTCTTCTACGGTTTCATTAGGAAAATTCTTAGCAAGTTGTTCTCCTGCTACATCATCAACAACATTAGGTTTTTTAAATAATCTTTTACCTACATTTGCTATTTTTTGTATTACGGGAGGAGCTACAGCGCCAGCAACAGATCCTAAAGCACCTCCAAATCTTCTAGCTTGTTTTCTAATTTCTTCTCGTTCTTCATCCGTTACATTATCAGCGGCTTCTGAATAATAACCAGCAATATCACCGCCCACATAACCACCGCCAAATCCTGCACCAGCTCGTTTTGCTGCTCTCATGCCTTTACCCGTAAAACCGCCTGGACCTCTAAGTACCTTTGCAACTTTTCCTAAAGTTCCTCCTGCGCGTGCTACATTTGCTGCAGCTCCAGCTTGTCCTCCTGGCAAAAACATTAAAGGTATGGCTGATGCTAAAGCACCAGTAACGTCTGCGGCTAATGCTGTTTTTTCAAATTGTGATTCGTAATTTTGCATTTCTTTAGAAATATCGGCTAATTCTTCGGCTTTTGTTCTTCCAGAAATTAAAGATCTCAAATATGCTTCGGCATGAACACTACTTCTAAAAGATGCACCTTTGCCTAATTGTCTAAGTATTCCATAATCAAATTGGCTTCTTTTTGGAGAATCTGCCATTTTTTAATCCTTTGATTTAGGTGTTAGTGATTGATATTCACCTGAATTAATTTGCGCTAATCTTTTTATTCTTAAATTTTCTTTAGCTTTTACTTCTCGTATAACTCTATCAATTAATCGTGCTCTTTCTTCCGCGCTATCTATAGTACCCGCACCAAAAACTTCAAAAAATACTTCTCTTTCACTATCAGACAATTGAGCACCAAATGTAGCTTTTAATTGAGATATGGAAAATTCTTTAAGAACTTGTCTTACTTCTCTAGTAGCTAATTGTTGTTCAGTAAGTGTTCCTCCTTCTAGTCCAATTCTTTCAAGTGCTGAATCAAGATCTGTATAACCTCCTGCTCTTTCATTAACTTTTTTTACATATGCTAATTTTTTTAATCCTTCTTCAAATGCAAGCAAAGAATCTTCATCTTTAATTTTTTGAGCTAATGCACCACTAGATAATTGAGACTGTGCAAATTTTTCTTTTCCTGTTTTAAGAAAAAGTTCCATTGCTTTTTGATTATTTTTACTTAAAGACTCAAAAACTTTTAACATATATTCTCTATAAGATTTAGCTTGAGAAGATTGTTTATCTTCAATTCTATTATATTTAGCTTGTGCTTGTGCCATTTTAGTTTTAGCTAAACTAAGTTCTAAGTCTTGTGCTTTAGTTTCAGCTTTTCTACTGTCTTTAGCAAAATCTGCTAATACTGTAGGAACATTTTCTAAAAATCCAAATGATTTAGATTTAGTGGGTTGAGCAAATGCTGAAGCCAAACGAAAATATAATTCTGCTTTATCTGGACCTTTTTCTCTTTTAGCAACAATGTTTTTTATTAAATCGTTAAAATCACTTTGTTCTTGTGTAAAAGCAGTTTGAGCTGCAAGACGTTGATCAGTTAAACTTTTATCAAGAGTAGGAGCGGCATCTAACAATAAACCAACCATTTGTTTTGTATCTTGATAATTTGGAACTGTTTCAATTTTTTCTTCTACAATTGTCTCAGTACCATCGCTTAAACCAACATCAGACGTTACTCCTATAGCATCTTTTTCACTTACTCCAAAAGGTGCGTATCCTCCACCAAGTTGATACCCTTTAACCTCACCGCCTCTGTTGTACCAACTACGTCCTTCTTCTCTTCCGTAATCGACAAAGTGCTCTTTAGCTATGTTAGCTAAAAACGCTGGCCTGTCTGGTCCTGGCAATACTCCCGCTGCATCAGCAACCCTATTAGCGTGAGCATATACATCTTGATTTCTACCCAAATAGTTTGCCCACGTTGGTTGTGCGTTACTGCCTAATGACATTGGATCAATATTTCTTGCCTCAGCATCTGAGTAACCAGTAGTAGGCAATGGGTTATTTAAATTAGCGTTAATGATATCTTGTTGATTTGCAAAATCTAAAAATGTTTGCGATACTTCTCCATCTACTACTGGAGGGTTGTCAGGATCATAATATGCTTGATCTGTTGTCATAATTGTACCAGTGAATGGTGGATTTGGATTAACAACAGTTGGGTTTCTCTCAATAAACGGTGCTGATGGGTCAATAGGATTAGTAGGAGAAACCATACTACTGTCATTAAAATCAGGATTTCTTAAAATGTTGCCGTAGTAATTACCAATTTGATCTGACACCAATTGATTGCCAGTATTCCTAATTCCTAAATCAGCAAATTCATTTTCATACTGTCTTAAAAATTGTTGTCTTTGGGCATCGCTAAGAGGATCACTACCAATCCTATTTATTGTAGCTAGTTCTCCATCTCCAACAGGATCTCGACCTAAATACATTTGAAACATATCTTCGTATGTTTGAGGCTGTTGTTGTGTAGGTGTTGTGCGAAATTGAGCACTTTCATACATAGGTCTGTTGCTCAAACGAAATTGATATTGATCTTGATAATCATCGAATGCAGCTTGCTTTGCAGGATCAAACGTAACGGTTCCTGGAGTCGTGCCGATCACTTCTCCAAATGTTTCAGAACTTTCGTCTTCATCAATGATGTCAACGTCTGGCCCTGTTTCTCCTGCATATTGAGCCATAGTAGGAGTGGCTAAACCATACTGTCTCATCAACCTGTTTAGATTATAACCCATAGTTTAATCCTTACGCTGGTTTGTTAGCTAAATTTTGTAGACCTTTATAAGTAGCAAGACCTGCGGCTATTTGTGATAGTGGACTTGGGGAATATGTAGCACCCTCTGACGTTCCGCTTTGAGTGGTTCTCGATGGCGTTATAGGAGCCAAGCCTCTTAATTGCGTGCTTAAAAAATCTGCCTGTTGCATGGGATACATTTGTTGATCTAAAAATTCTTTTTCTGCTGCACTTAATTGCTGTTGCATTTGAGCTTGTTGTGCTTGCCCTGCAGCTTCCAAAGCGGCTGTATCGGTATATCCAAGTGCTTGTCTCTGAGCACCAAGATTAGACAAGTTATTTAATGCGCCTAACTGTCTAGCTAAATCTGATTCTTGTATCTGAGCTATTGTTTGACCAAGACCGGCTTGTCTTGCCATGTCTGCCTGTGCAGCCCCCATTGCCTGTTGATAACCCGTGTTTAACAAGTTAGCTTGAGCATTTTGTAGACTTTCTTGCTCATCACGCAGTGCTCTAGAACCAAAATCACCCATGCGACTAGAGCCAAATTGACCAGCTTTAATAAAAGCATCTGAAACAGCAGGTAATAAATTTTCAGATAAATTTCTAGCACTTCTTTCTGCCATTTTATTCATCACGTTAGTAGTGTATGGGTTCATATAACTAGTAATATTGTCATATGATGTGTCATCTGCTTTGTCAAAAAATGGTTTAGCTTTTGCTTGAGCCGTATTTGTAGTCATCATTGCTGGGTTTTGCATATTGGTTGGAAGCATACTAGTCGGTGTGTCAGGCAATGGTGCTAACCCTGCTACTGCTCTTAATCCTGCCTGTGAGGCGTTTAAATCGTTTAGATATGATCCTTGAGCACCTTGCACTGCCGTGTATGCCTGTTGTTGTAAAGGGGATAAATCTGCAACTGTTGGTAATTCATAGCTTTCAAATGGACGGTTTGCTAAATTTTGAGACAGTTGCACCTGATTAAAGATTGCATCTTGCATCCATTTTGGAGTTTCACTTGTACTGGTGCTATAACTTGTAGCTGTTTGTGGCGAACCTTGAAATAAACTAGCCATTACGCACTCCTCTTCATATATTCAAGTGGTGACTTAGCATCTGGGCTAAATCGACCATCTGCCAGAGCTTTTCCTTTATGAGATCTTAAATTTTTTCTCATGTCGTTTAACATTTTAGCCCCTGCTTTATTTGACCCGTTCCCCAACATTGACACTGACTCAGCATCTATAACAAACTCGCCGTCTGACAGTCTAGCATTTATTAAATCAGCGCGACCATCTCCAGACCCCGTAGCATATCCTGGAATTGCACTAAGACCGCCTCTTGCATATCGTTGTGATGCAAATGATTGTACATAACTTGGTTGTTGGTCAAACATACCACTATTTGCTTCAGATCTAAACTTAGGATTAGTAATAAACTCAGTAACACTTGTTCCTTTAGAGTTAGCCATTGCTTGAATTTTATTCCAATCCCAAGTAGCTAAATTTCGATTAAAATATTCTTCTTGTTCTGGAGTAAATTGAGGCATTTCTACACCACTACCGCTACCGCCATCCATTGATGCCAACAAAGCAACAATCCCTCCTACTTTAGCAGTGTCAGAACCAATTACGTTAGACAGTCTAGATAAAATTCCTTGTGAATCACCTACATTTTCACCACCCATTAGCTCACTGTCACTGTAACTTGCCATTGATGGATTAGGTGAATTTACAGCATCCATATCATTTACTAGTGATGATGCATTATTGTTATTGTTAACTGATTGAGGATTAGTTCCTGCAAATTGATTTTCTTGACGTATGATTTCACCCACAGAAGGAGCACTTTGACTCATTGCATACGCCCCTTGAGGGTTATTACTAGGAAGTCCTCTCTGTCCACCACTACCTATATCCATGTAATCATCTTGTGGGAAAAGCTCTAATGGATTAGGACCACCCATTAGCTCATTATCACTGTAACTTGCCATTGATGGATTAGGTGCCATAAAGTCATATGTGTTTGTATCTACAAACGTATCCGCAACAGGAAGACCTTGCTCACTAAACACGGCATCTGATATTCCTGAATAGGGAGTAGTATCTGTTGAAAAGCCTTGTGTTATAGGACTTGTAAAATTACTTACAGCGTTTGTCATTGGGCTAAATGTATTTTTTAATGAGTTTACTACTGACTTACTTGCATTTTCAATTTGAGGTTTGAACATAGAACCTGCCGCACCTAACATGGCACCTTGAGCTATATTACCGCCTCTAATCGCAGACGTTAACGCCCCAGTTCCTGCCCCAACAAGTAAATTAGCTGTTGGTTCACTTATGTTAGCAAACGCACCTAAAGATTCACTTAGACCTGAAGCAGCCCCACCAATACCACCTGTCAACGCACCCAATAAAGGATCACCACCCGTAACAAATGAAGTTGCACCACCTAAAAGTGCTCCACCAGCCACAGCTGCAGCCGTACCTGTTCCAAGTCCAATTGCTGTTCCAATAGCTGTTCCAAGTCCTGGAGCAACAATACTTAAAGCGATTGGCAATGCCACTCTTATTATATTTTTAAGACCTTTATATTCTTGCAAGCCTGTGTTTGGATTGACAGTGCCTTGACCACCCATCCTTCTGAGAACTTCAGCCTCTCTAGGATTAATGTGGGCAAGCATAGTGTCTCCACCTTGACCCATGCGTCCTAGTTGTTTACCTGCAACTCTAAGACCACCTCGTGAGTAACCCTCTTGAACGAGACTGTCTTGCAAGCCATACAAAACAATCAACAAACTTATAATGATAGTTTTATCAAACTCTGGGGGAAACATACCCTCATCAATTAGACCGTCTGCTATTGCTGCTTGACGAATTTCTGCATACTTACGAGGGTCTTCTATGATCATTTCTAACATTCTTATTGCTTCAACTAAGTCTTCAGCAACAATATTAGTGTTAGCCATTTGCCTTTTTATTTGATCAATAGAAGTCTGATAGGACGGATCAGAAACCGCAATTTTCATTATTTCTTCTTTAATGCTCATTTCGCCCTCGCATTTGACCATGCATGGTTAATGTACTCATCGCGCAATAACCCAAAAATATTTAAATCTTCGTCATTTTCATAAGCACATCTCATCACACCCTCGTGCTTAAATCCTAACTTATTTACAAACTTTTTAGAAGATGAATTACTATCCCCTACTAATGCTGTAGCTCTTACAGCCTCTAATATCTTAAAAACATAAGTAAAAATAGCATTATACATTTTTACTGTTTCTTTTGGTGCTGACCAATAACCCTCTTTTGCTACAAAATTCATATCAATATTTCGTTTAGTAAAATTACTAAAAATAGCTACACAAACAAATTCACCTTTATCATCTACAGCCGACATAGCCCTAAAAAACTCAGGATTACCCTTTACGCCTAACCGATCTCTGGCCCATTTTTCAGCCTCTTCTTCTCTACTAAATCCAATAAACTTCATAGCGTTGTCTGAACAAATCGTTCAGCCCATTCTCTCCAATCGTCATACATATAAGGGTCAGGAAAATCTTCTACGAGGTTTGTAGCATTAAGAAATTGACTGCCCCAATCTTGCCATTTTTCTGGATCTTCTAAAGGATCAAAAGCTCCAAAATCTACAAAGTCTGTAATCAGGCAATTTGCCCAATCCGTCAATTCTATACCAACAGGCCATGTGACACTTAATCCCATTACCCTAGATCCGTTCCATCACCGTTGTCTAAATGCCCTATAATTTGACCCATTTGATAGTCTCCGTATAAAGCATTACTCGTAAATTTAACTCTTAATTCTCTACGTTGTTCTTTTAACATTACAATTTGTTCGTAAGGTTGATTGGCAGAAGCAGGAAATGCCACAGTCGAACTTGTAACTTCTGGTGCTCTTGCATTGGCTCTACCTGTGATTTCTACTGTCATGTCACCCACTTGAACAAAATCAGGTTCAATTTGTGTTATTCTCAAATAACGATCTAACCCTTGTGGCAATGTAGATAAATCAGCCGTTTCAAAAAACGATTTAATTGGATTAATTGTTGGACCGTCTACTTCATCAACACCAAATTCATGTTGCCAGACTTTGTAACCAACACCTCTGATATTTGTGTTTATCTGACCACCCATCCCACTATGAATTTCACAATAATAATATAAAGTTGGTGCTCCACTTGGTACTATAATTTGTGTGTATGCGCCTGCTTGCCCTAACACCCCGACAACTGTTACGCCTGTCGTATATTCCACACCACCGCCATGCGTGCCGTCTGATGTTGAAGACAAACGCAAGGGATGACCTACGTTAGAAGAATCAGATTGATCAAATCGGTAAGTGTTGCCCTCTCTAAAAGTTAAAGTTGGTTGTGCGCTCCCACTCATATTATATTTGTTACCAGAACCAGAATTAACCACTGTAACAGCAAGTGTTTCAGTAGGGTCTAATGGCAATGGAGAGGGTTCCACACCCGTCAATATAGGTGCGGCAAATGAATTGTTAAACTGACCTGCTGATCGACCATTATTAG